ATTGCCTGTTGTGCTACTTCCTCAGCACCCCATTGTGCCATTTGAGCCGGTGACGGATCGTATCCGTTCTTTTCTCTAAACTCCTGAACCTTTGGATATACTGCAGCCGATACACCTTGCCATTCAACCCCATCAATCTTCCTACCTGCTAGACTTTCTATGCTACTTTTCATGCCTTTCATATTAGGAGAATACTTCCCAGTACCATTTGAATATTCATCAAATTCATGATTGATTTCTGCTAATTGTGGTGGTGTAAAATACACACCCATTTGACCCATAAAGTTATTTAAATCACCCATAGATTTAAACTGTCCATTTGCTATTGCAGCTTTAACACCTAAAACATTAGCTGATTTAGCTTGTAATGCTTTTGCAGCTGCTTTGTTTACAGAAATTTGTGCTTGATTTAATTGCCCCTGCATAGCCCTTGCATATTCCGGATGAGTAGCAGCATAATCCTGTCTAATCTTTAGCGCTGTTACATCTGTTCCACCGTTTTTAGCATCGGCAGCAACCATTTGTTCCACCTCTGCTTTTTGGTTTTCTAGCGCCACAGCCCGACTATGTGCAATTTGTTGCAATTGCGTAGCAACATTACGCTGAATCATTTCTTTACGCTGTTGAGCTTGCGCAGGAGTTTCTGCTTGTGCTTGTCCATTAAATAGACGTGCTTTAACTTCTTGTATATATTGGCGAACACTAGGTTCATCACCGTTTCCTTGTGGTGCATCCCAAGAATAATGATTACCATCACTATCAATGGCATCTGGTGCACCGTCCTTCCAACGTTGCCCATTCACAGGCCCCGCATACCATGCAGCAAAGGCGCCTTCAACACCGTATTTCTGTGCGTACTCACCTAGCTTAAATGCAGCAACTTTTTTTTGCGCTTCCGTGTCAGACATATCAGCACCGGGGATGCCCGCTTGTTCACTCCATTGCGGCCAATTACTTGGTAAGATTTGGAATAACCCATATGCACCTGTTCGACCATTAACTGCACCAGCATCGCCGCCGCTTTCTTGACCCATTACGGCTGCTTTTAAATTTTCGACAGTTGCTTCGCCAGTACTACCGGCTACCTTACCAAATCCACTTTCAAATAATTTATTGGTAACTTTATTTAAAAGGTCCGGATCATATGGATCAAATTCGCCAATGACATCACGAATTGTCTTTTCATTACCGGTCGCCAATACCATACTGGCTTTACGTACCTTTTGCCGATACCCCATGATTTCCTTCTCATCAATCAATCCAGATTCGGCAACGGCATTAATCATCTTATTTGCACCGTCTAAATCATCATCAGAGATTTTCTTTTCAATCATGGTAACTGCAGTATCTTGCTGTGCCTTTTTAACTTGTAAATTAATCGTATTATCATCATATCCAAGATTAGCAAGTTGAGCATGAACACTACCACTTATTTGTTGCATAGTTTGTCCAAATGAATCCGGATTGCTATTTACAACACCATTATTAGCAATATTTTGAATATTCATATTCAATGCCTTCATGGCGCTATCTTCATATTGTCCACGAACATATCGATTAATTGTATTAATCGTGTTTACCCTGTCATTATCGACAATTTTGTTAAATGCATTAATCGAATCTGTCATCTTAAAATGATATTTTCTAAGAATTCCATTTCGTTTGACAGATTCAATCTCGCTGTAATCAGTAGGAATATTTAATGCATTTTCTCCTTTACGGTTCATAAGACCATTTTCAGGGTCATACATAGCCTGATTCATGGCTTCTGTATATTCATTAGCCGCATTTACTACATCTACCAATTCTTTTTGTTTTTGGATTTGTAGCATAGTCGAACCTAAATCACCAATCGCTTTGCCTAAATTTGACAATCCTTGTTGATTACCGCCATATGCCATTTCATTCCCGCTAGCTTGTGTGCCACCTTGGATTGTATTTAATTTTTGAGCTGGATCATAATTAACAAATTTCATATCCTACCTCATTTTGTAATCACGTTTAACAGTCACTACCGGACCCCTATCTGTATACCCTACAGGGTCACCACCATATGTAGTTTTCATCTTGCCACCTGCATATTGTTGTTTGAGGCTATACATAGATGATGCGGCGCCAAGAATACTACCTACCATTGCCAAATTACCTTGACGTCGTGCATTTTTAGCAGAAGCACGTGCAGCATTAGCTTCATTCTGATAGTTCATACCATTCAAATATTCGTTATAAATGGCATTGTTTTTATTCTGTTCCCAATTATAGATGTCTTTATTGTATTCATCGTAACTAGACGCCATTAACTGTAATGGGGCCCCTGCCATTTGCAATCCGCCGGCCCCTGCTTCTGCCGCATTCGTGCCGGATATAAGACGCATACGATTATCCATTTTGTCACGCTCTTGTAATTGTTGCATGGCAATTTGCTCTTGCTTACGGTCAGATATTCGCTTATTAGCTTCTGCCGCTTGTGCTTGGGCATTGTACATCGAAACTTGCGCTTTGGTTTGTTGATTTTGCGCAATCAATCCTACGCCGGTACTGACTGCGGTTAAGATTGCCGCTGCGGGTAAGCACATATAAAGTCCTCCTTCTTGAGAGTGAATAATTCTAAATCGCCAACTTTTACAGTTGGATGAATAACGGCCCCAATCGATTCGAGCCATCGTTTCGTTTTTATGTTAGTTGTGTGAACATAATTGAATAGCCATTCACGAGTTTCTAACCATTCAGCAATAACTTGATTACTTAACTTGATAAAACGCATCTGCCATCGCATATCGTTTTCTAATACTTTATTGCCTAGAAAATAAATCCCATACATTCCGTTAACTGGTTCTTTTGCAATCCCATATACGCAAATAGCCACATCGTCTGCTACGACTACATGGCTATCATAATCAGATTTGCATATTTCGGAACAAAAATCCTTGAAAGGGTATAAACGATTCACCTCTTTGACTTCTATGGCATCTATTGCCCTTAGATTGACTTCTAGGTCATGAATTAATTTATCTCGCCTTATAGGCTCAATTTCGTCAATTTTAAAGTCCCGGTACATCTCTTAGTCCTCCGCCAATTTCAACTATGCGAGTTATCGATAATAAATTAAATGGGAACGGATCACTATGCTGAATACATATCGATGTATCTGTTGAATAGTTCGTACCCATTTTAGGTAAAATTACAGGCTTGTCACCAGTAAATAGTTCATTCGGTGGTAATGTAATATCATCCATTCTGTCAAATGTACGGCCAACTTTACCGCCAAACGATTTATAAACTCGCAATACCACTCTTGATACCGTAGCAACTCGGCCTTGTAAAGTACCATCTTGCATTTGCATTTCCACTGATGGAACACGAATTTTAGAGGTAAATGGTAATCCGATTTTGATATTGCTACCACTGACGTTTAATTGTAATAAGCCATCATCTGGCACAATTACATCTGGTTGTTGCTTACCATCAATTACAACTTGCACAGTTTGACCACTCAAATGAGGAATGTTAATACTATCAATTGCATTACTCGACTTAAATTCGACATAGCAATCAAGAAATACATTCACATCATCAGAATACAGAGGCACCATACGCTCGATGCATTTCACCTTTTTGCCTTGTAATGTGCGTTCAACAAGAGTATACAAGCTGTCTTGTTCGCCCTCAGACACGGATTCACAGTACAGATATTTGCCATTGGTTACAAAATGAGACCAGCCATATACTTTCTGCTCTGGAATATAGGTCAAGCAATTAATCTCCCCATCATTTCTGATGTAATAAATAATGCTGTCCGGGTCTTGTGCATACGCACTGGTGATGGTTAGATACCCTCTAACTCGAGTCTTAACAAATAACGTCAGGTCTTGTCCTGTATAGTTATCAGACTCATAAGAGTAACCCATATCACGAACAGTGCCGCCACGTTCTTGAACGAACACGCATCGATTACCTATGAATTGTGGTTCACACGATAAGGCCCCTCGTTGGGTTTGTGTTTTTAGATTACAGTTGGTAGGAGTAATAGTCTTATCACCACTTACAATCCATTCATTACCGCTTGTAAGAATAATTAGATCATTAGCTGGTACAAGATGACGAATTTCGTACATTTTGCGATTAATCACCGGTAAGGTAATTGAGCTATCATCTGTGATAGTACCTTCCACCTTTTCAACGCCAAAGTTTGGATAGTCGCCAGTCCGGCTCATCCAAATATAATTGGGGTTCTTATTTGTAGCAGCCACTACAAAGCGGTCTTGATAAAACGTACACAATTTAGGATAACCGTTGCTACGTCCCCAACTGCCCATCTTCCATTTAGAAGTAGCTTCATTTTCAACAATGCCATTCAAGATATTAATCTTCATGGTTTTAGCATCAACAAATTCTTTAAATTCGATAATGCCCCATGTGGTGTATGGAAGAATTGAAAGGTCAACATTACATTCACCGCTTTTAATATCTGATTGAATACGTAGCTTTGCATTTGGCTCAATTTTACCAGCATCTGTTACGTTATAGTCATTGTTAGATGAATATGTACGGTAATCTTTCCATGTCGCCCCGTCATTCGTGGTAATTTGTAATTTTACAGTACCTGTCCACGTCCCGTGTGTTGTAAACTTCCACGACAAATCTTGGTCTGTGGAGTAGGATTCTACATTGTAATTGATATTATTGTATTCATTCCATTTATGAACTCCACTAAAATGTGTGCGTTTTTCTTTTTTTTCAACAACTGTACCAGTACTTTTAGTATGAATAGCAGAAACAAAATACCCAAGTTGCATTACCATGCCCACCATATCGGCGTTAAACATGTTCGTACTAGATTGTACTGTATCACTGGTCACTGTCACCGTAGCCTTTACATCAGTATTAATATTGTCATACGGTTGTTCCGTTAATTTGTATGCTTCAAGTCGCCAATCCGTATCACTATATCGTGATAGCGTTTGAATAGGGTACTTTCCACTACAGATGAACATTACATCGCCTGACTGGCTGCAGTTCAAATCAAACAAGATATCGCTAGTGAAAGGAGTCGTAACTTCAATACCGGTATAAATTCCGTAGTTCCACACACGAATATATTTGTCGCCAAATTCGAGCATGAATGAATTATTAGTGTTTGTAGTAAATTCAAATAGTCGTGTTGGCTTATCGCTATATTTGACTTGCCCTACATATTGGCTGCCTTGACGTTTTGCAACGGCCCCATATGGACGAATAACCACATTCTCTGCCTCTAATAAGGCACTTTTGTATTGCTCTAAATCAAAACGACTCAATACATCTGGCGATACCTCACCAGTTGTAAATGCTAATTGTGAGATATAGATAGGATTACTCATTACCAATCCCTCGCTTTCACATAGCTAGATATATAAACTGTATCTTGCTTACGTTCTTTAGCATTCATTCCTTTAGCTTCTTGAACTGCCGCTTGATATAATTTGTATGCTTGGTCAAACAATCCTCTATCACCAGTCAGTGGCATAGCTAATGCGCTAGCCAATTTACACTGCAACATATACAAGGATATAGAATCCCAAACGTCTAAATCTGTAACATCATATATATAATCAATAAATGCTAGTGGTACATCACTCACTATGCATTTTTTGTTGTTTCCAATATTAAATATGTTGTATTCCGGTTGCGATTCCGCATGAAAGCGATCGCCTTGTGGAATAACCCCTAATATCCGAATACATTGTTCCGGATACGCATATACATAATTCCACCCATTAATTTTATGAGCGGACAATACCAATCTTTCATTTTTGCGAGCAAAATTCCATTCAAATTGTCGTAACACCAACTGTCTAGTTGGGTCATATTGCATACGACATTGGCGACCTTGCTCTGTTTCTTCTTCAATCGAATAAAGCAGTCCTGCATTAATTAATGCGAGTGCTTGATTGCAAATATCAGTAGGTGTCATAGTTCCCCCTATATGGTAATAGAGGGATGCATAAGCACCCCTCATATTGTCACTTATTCTTCCGTAGTATCGGTTTTCTTTTTGCTTGTTTTGTTAGGCTTTTTGTTGCCAGTATTTTCATCTGGTGGGTTTTCATTGCCTGTATTGTCACCTTCAGTATTTTCATCTGGTGGGTTTTTGTCACCCGGTTCTGTTTCAGGAGGCTGAGTTTCATTGCCCGGTTCTTTGTCTTTAGCCTTAGATTTTGGGTTAAAGATTTTTGTTACTTCATCTTCATTACCAGAGAAAAGCTGTTTAAAATAATCAGGCTCAAATTCCTTGATTTCTTCTTCAGAGAAATCAATACTTTCACCTGCTTGAATTAATCCACGGTTACCGTGGTACATAGTTTCTTTAGCCGTAAAATTCATAGTTGCACCTTCTTATTTCAAATTAACACCATCTGTTAAGAATGATGTAATAGTAGCGGCAGTCATATTGTTAGCATTAATGCGAATGAACTTTTTCGCACCTGCAGGAAGTCGACCTTTGTATTCTGTACCAGCTTTGGAGTTCTGTGGCAATGTAACACCTGTTAACAATGTGGCACCAGCCATATTTTCCTTATCAGATGTGTATACATTAAATAAAGGTGTACCTGTAACATCTTTATCTAAACGAATATACAACCATAAGGCAACGGCAGCATCGCCACCGTTACCATTCATCACTACGTCAGAATTGGTGTTTGCAGTGATTTCTTTTTTCCAGAAAAATGTATTTTGTTCATCAATAATCATTGAATTATGTTCCTTTCTTTACGCAATAACACGAGATTCAGTGCTTAACAATGCATCAATTTTGCGAACTGGTACACCGTTTGCACGAGTAACGAGTTTACCCATTTCCATATCTTCAGTGATAGTGGAACCATGTTTTGTGTTCTTTTGCAAACGCAAGAATGTACGCAATGTACGGTTCATATACCAAACTGGACGAACACCACCAAGGTTAGGAATACGTTCTTCCGCTTCAATCATTAAGTTGATAAGATCCGCACCGGCTTTAGCATCATTTGTCAATTTCGTAACATCGATATTGGCAATACGAACAACATTTCTCCAGTCACGTACAGTCAAACCAACATCATGTTTAAAGTGAGTACGATACGCTTCGAACATGGAGCCATCGTCTTTAGTAACAGTAACAACGCCTTTATCTTCTTGGTGTAAACCTGCTTGAGAACCTTCAGGATAAATACCATGAACAGATAAAGGACCCCAACCAACAAGCCAAATAGACGCCAAGTTACCTGTACCGCCTGCATCAAGAATATTTTCTGCACTTGCTGCTTTCTTAATATCAAGAGTATTGAATCGAGGAGCCAAGCCAATAAATTTTTCTGGCGTATTTTCATCACCATAAAAAATCGTACGGCATAATTCTTGCCCCATAGATTGAACAAATGCTTTATCTTCCGACGCACGGAAAGATGCTTTGTCTTTAGATTTATCAACAATTGCTTTATCAGTTTGAGAGTAAGCTTCAAGCATACCACAAGTGTCAGTAATTTGACTTGTTGCGGATTTAGACGCTTGAACCCCACCATATAATTTTCGCCATGTAACAGATGGCAAACCATTACGTACAGTCGTTACAAAGCTAGACCCTTGGTTACATTCGACCATCGTCATATCTTGAATGATTTCTGTCGATTGGTCTAATTGCTCAATAATTTGAGCAACATTACCATTTGGATCCATTCGTTTTTGCAAATCTAAAAGTGTTAAATTTTGAGTTCCAATTGTAGCCATTAATTATTTACCTCATTTCTTAATACATAGATGGATACATGTTTCGTTTTGCTGTTTCTTCATCAGAATTTTGACCGGTTCCAGCTTGTCTTGTACCTTTACCCGGGTCTTCCTGAACCATTTCACCAACGGCAGCAAATACCTTAATCATGTTGATATTGTTGTCAATATGACTATCAACAAGTAATTGACGTAATTCAGGTACCGCTTTAGTTAGTGCTTCAATGCCTTTACCTGCAAGGGCTACAGTTTCATCGAATTTACCGCCTAATTCCTTTTTGGCGTGTTCATAATCCGCTTGTTGTTTTTCAACAATCGCTTGTTCTTGCTGCTCTTGATAAGCAGTCAAGATGTTCTGTGCATACTGACTGCCAAACTTGGCTAGTTCAACAGCCTGTTCCTGTGTAGCACCGACTTGGTTAAGTAACTTACTAAAATCAGCAGATACAGTTTCATCAAGTTCAGTACCTTCAGGAAATACATCCTTGAAGTCATAAACCGTTGGTTCAGCAGGTGGCGTATTATCACCGCCTAGTACAGATGGATTACTACCTTCACCATCTGGTTTAGCAGGTGGTTCAGTAGGTGGCGTAGGATTATTTTGGTCCGGATTCGCGCCCGGTTCATTGCCAGTCATGCTATTGTTAGCTCCCATATTTTCTTCAGCCATTTTGTTTCTCCTTTTCGACTAAATTATTAAAATATTCTTGCTGCCCGATATATTCGAGCTGTGCTTGGTGGTACTGCTTAACGCCATCGACGCCTAATTTGTTTAGGTCACCATGGAATAACAGCCCTACCTTGCGCTTTCCTTCGTTGAAATATGTTTCACTGTTGCCAGTAAACGATTGCTTTAATATGCCCGAGCGATCCATCAGGCGACAAAAAAACCACCTACCCAGCTCTGTGCTAAGTACGTGGTTAAGCGCTTGCATATCTCGCTCTTGCATATAATCTTTAATTGTTTTCATCTAAACACCGTCCATTTCTAGCCACTGCTGTAGTGCAGGATTGCCATCATTGGCGGCGTCTGTTGCTTGTTTTGCTGCTCCAGCCAATTGAGGTGCTAATTGTGCAGCCTGAATCAATTGTTGTTGCTGTTCCTGTTCAGCTTGCGCCTGTGCTTGTTGTGCTAAGATTTCTTGATATTCGTCATCTGAACGAATAATCTTAGCCGGAACACCGAGATTTACACCGTATGTATTGGCTGCTTCTTCGAAGTTAAACTTGTTAACGATGTTAGGATTAGCCTGTGCCAAACTCATGATGAATGCAAAATACTGTTCAATATTAACTAATGAACTCATTTTTTGCGCCTGAGCAAGTGGTGAGATATATTCAATCTTCACTTCTTGACCGTTTAATTGGTCTAAAAGTTCCTCATCATCAACAGGTGGAAATACACCGGCACGATCTAGTACCGAATACACACGTTCAATGATTGGATTTAAGAATTCAGATAGCAACCGTTCAACCACAGGACCTAATTGTTGCAGTTTTTCTTGGGTCCTCTCCATAACTTCCCGAGCCGTCATCTGACCCTTGTCGATTCGGTCTAACATCAAGAATAAATCAGCACTATAGGCTCTCTTGATTGAATCCTCTGTAACTGAAATCTTGTTTTGAATATCTTGAAGATTGGACTGAACTGCAAACATCGGTTCAACTTTATGTTGCCCCTCAATCTCTGTAATGCCACCCGGATACAAGTTAACCGTACTGATAACATCAGATGGTGCTTGCATAGGAGGCTTAACACCCAATTCAACGGCTGTTAGATAATCAAACTCCAATTTCTGTAGCATTTGTGAATCTGGTTGAGCGAACCATGCGGCCCCCTTGCCGTAACCATTTAGGTCCATCGACGTATGGCGAGCAATAGGAATTGGCCACTCTTCAAAGCCACCATGATATAACACTTCATCGCTATTGCTACCTTCAACCCAATAAATGGATGAGTACGGCATATTGCGACGTCCTAATTTATCCTTACGGTCTTTGTTAGGCTCAACCAACCAGTTGACTGTGAATGACTGCTGCAAACTGTTTCCATTGTCGTAAATATTCTTAACGTTATCTGGACAATTATCATACCCAAACTGTTCGACAATCTGATCAACTGTCATTTTGTATTTACGGCCAAATACATTTACGGTTTCTTTGCTATTTGTACTGATAGCATAGGTGCCTATCGGGTACGATGTGAAACGAACACCAGATTCACTATCAGCGAATATTCCCATAGGAGCTTGCCCTATGGGTAACTCCATATAGACTTGATGGACTACGCTGTAGAAATTGGATTTAGCTAGGACTGCATACAAGATTTCCTCTCGTTCATCCAATAATTCCGCAACTTGGCTATTCGCTGCTACGTCGATGTTTTCCATCGTTAGTTTAAACCACTTACGGCTCGGAGGTGTTAAACCGCTCATGACACCACTGGCAAATATCTGGCAGGATTCCCAAGCTACAGGATTTAGTATTTTACCGTTGTAAGGTTCCGACTGGTCTTCTTCACCATCGAACTGACCAATGAACGGCAACTGATAGTCTCGCAGTTGTTTCCATTTGTTCACGTATCGTTGCTGCGCATTAAATAATTGCGAAAATTTCTTTCGTAATTTCGTATAATCACGCTTAACAGGCTTAACACCTTCCGTAGGTTGTCTAGCTAGTAAAGATTCCATTTCCGCCATGCTATCCCCCTAAAATTGATTTCTGACCGTTTGTAGACGGTCCTAAGATAGTAGATTCAAATCCACGTTTGAATTTGCGTTTAGTTTCTGCCATTTCCTCACCAGTTTGATTACTCATATTCGTTTGAACAGTTGGAGCGGGAGCAGGTGGTGTATAGTTAGCAGATGCACCTTTCATACACATATCAATCCCTCACTTTCTACAATTAAAAAGGATTGTAACTTGTATTAGCTACAATCCTATTGCCTGTTTCGCTTTTTTTAACGACCCGCGCAGCAAAGGTCAAGGCTAATGCATCGCCTTTATTTGGTGATGGCAACCCTCGGTCTTTCATATCTTTTTTGCTTTCAAGCTGAATGCGACCATTTTTATCAATGATCGCTTCAGGACCTACAATGTCATCATATAGGGCTTGGTCATTAGGCGGGATAGAACCGCCCTCACGGAGCCATTCTTTCATTTGACCCCACATGTAGGCCCTCATATTGAGATATACAGGGTCATTACTTTTGCCGCCAAACTCAATTAACCGCCACTTACGCCCTAATTGCTTACCAATGGAATATATCCCTGTGCCATACCCCATATCGATGAATACGGCATCAGCTTTGTATTCGTCCTCGAACTGAGCAATCAGTTGAGCCATGCGCCAGTCATCGTCATTCTTAGGAATTGAGGCAAGCGACTTCATATAGTAGCCTTGCCGCATGACTATTTCTAAGGAGTCTGAACCAGTCCACGCAGGATCCACACCAATGATTACAGGTAGATGTTCAAATTGTCCTAGCTTATAGACTTGCTTTTGTGCCTTGTCAGCAATTTCCGTAGAGATAAACTGCAAATCTGATGCGGAAGGGAACACACCACGCACACGAACTTTAAAGAAGTCTGAATCCTCACCGTAAGCCTCTAACCATTCTTCAATCTTTGCTTTGTTGGATATCTTAACGGTCCGGCTATCAATCTGATATGTATTCCAGAACTTTCTATATTTTCTAAAACATTCACGGAATCGACCGCTATTACGAGTAGGATTACCAAATGCACACCAAATAATTTCAGTGTTAGCATCTGTAAGAGCCCCTTCAGTTACTTCCCAAATAACATCATCAATAGCAGAGGCTTCATCAAATAGAACCAATATCCGATTACCTTGATTATGTAGACCAGCGAATGATTCAGGGGAATTCTTACTCCAAGGAATGGCGTCGATGCGCCATGTCTTTTCGTAGTCTTTATCGCTACTGAATATAGCTGTGGCTGTATATGTAAATAAATCTTTAGCAATGAACATATTGTGCCATTTGCTAAGTTCTGGCCATGTTTTAGTTCTGAGCTGACCTTCTGTATTAGCCGTAACTACGCCACGAGTATTCTCATGAGTAGATATTGCAAAATGAATAAGCCATGATATCAGTGCTGATTTGCCGATACCATGGCCAGATGCTACCGCCTCTTGAATAGCGGTTTGTAAGTCCTTACCTTTCTTTAATTGTTCGCCGATGTCTTTTAAGATTTGTATTTGCCATTCATCGGGCCCTTCCATATCTTCCAATGGCGTCCCCGGCTCTCCCCACGGATAGGCAAAATATACAAACGCTAACGGATCATGTGTAAGAGCGCCTAATGCCTCAAACAACTCGTCATGTTTTTCCATTAGCTCTCTCCCGTGCAGCTTTCAACTTATCCATAGCAGACACCGTAAGCTCACCTTTGACATCGATATTTTTAGTATCTCTCCATTTCTCAGGATTACGGTTTTTCAACCAGAATATTTGAGCCGTAACATCTGGAGGTTGCTGTTTCTTTACAACTTTAACGAGTTTCCCATTCTCGTATGTTTTCTCTTCATATTCGTAGCCTATAGCACGTTTATGCAATGCATTTTCGACTTCAAGGTCAATAACTTCCTTCCCTCTTTTAAGGGACTGCAGAAACTGCGGCGAACTTTTTTTCCAGTCATACAAAGTTCTAATCGAAATCCCTATATTTTTTGCTATTTGCTCATCAGTAAGGCCATCACGAGCCCAACCTTCTGCACGCAATAAATTATCTGGGTCAGTTAGCCAGTTTTTTCTATTTACTCGCAATGGATCATCACCTCACTTTAATGTATTACCGCCCTTGCGAATCATCTTCCCATTTTTCCTTACACATAATCCGCATGAATTTTTACTAGCGCTTGAATGCGTAATATAGGATTGACATATGCCATCATAGAATATTTCATTGGCCATACATATTCCATTTTTATTATTCAAGCATTTACGCTTGATGCAGTGTATTTGTGTCATAATTTTCTGTAACAAAAAAGGCACATCAATTAAGATGCGCCTTTTTGCGTTTGGTACTCTAAATGCTTAGGAGATGAACTCATGTTCTTCCACTTACAATATATCATAGATATAGGGGACTTAAAAGGTCGAAATTAGCCGATTTAAGCCGATTTTAGGCGGAGTTTATAACCTAATTCAATAAGAGCCAAATTCTTATATTCTTTTCCTTGAGATTCACCATAACCAACAAATGCGTAAGCCCCTTTAGCAGACATACCATTGATATATTGTTGCATGAGGATAATAGATCCAACTGTATTGGTTAGTGAATCTATCATATAACAAGCATCATCACGTTTGGTAAGTAGTTCATGGATTTGGCGTTTATACCTCATTTCCATCTCAAGTAGCCGGTTAATATCATCTTCAATACCAGATGGTTCGCCGCCGTCTACTCGTTCTTTGCCATAATTTACGGCACGCAATGACGTAATATCGTTTTTAATACGTTGGATATTACGCTTTAACGATTTAATCCTCAATGCTGCTTTACTCGCCTCGTGTAGATACTCATAAGCAAGTTCACGATATTTTTTTTTGCTAAGTTCTACCATAGGACCACCACGCAACCAATATTTAAAACAAACAAAATGCTACATATTACCATATCCCGTATTTGTGATCTAATAATTTTCTGCAATTGTATTTTATATGCATCAGAAACCATAAAATGTTTTAATGTAGCAGCTTCACGATAAGAATAATAGGACATTTTAAAAATAACCACAAGGTAAATCGCCAATAGAATATTAATAATAACTATTTCATTCATGGGTATCACCTTCTGACTTCATACAAGCTTTCAATGTATCAGATATTGCATCTTGTTTTATTTCATCTTGCACGGTATCCCACATTAATTTATTTCTGTTTTCATATATACGGAAGTACTCATTTAAAACATGATGTTTTATTCTGTACACAAATTCTTCTAAAGACATATTTGAATGTTGAAATTCTATTAAACTTACCCTGTGTCCAATGTTCACATCACCAATTTTATATTTGATAATAAAACTATCAAAATCATATTTAATTTTAGGTATAAAAACATCATCAATATGAACAATGGTTAACGCACAGGATAAAAAGCTAATAGTATTACCTATTCCTTCTTCAGATAACATACTATGAATTCTCATACACACCTCATATGATAGGGCGGATATTTCACCGCCCATATCCTTTACTAAAACAACTGCTTAAACATCATAATTGTCATTCCGATTAACAATGTAAAACTCCAAACAATCATACATATCATCAATACATTGAAAATCCCATCTTTTTTATACATTATTCACCGCCCGTATATTAATTAATAAAACATACCAACATCACCAATAAATAAATTAATAGAAAAATACCCATTACTATTAATCCAATAATGGCACCACATAGATCAACTTTTTGTTGTAGTCTTATTTTTTCGCTTTCACGTATAATCCTATACATTTATCTCCCTTTTCCTTATGTCACATATTGCTTTTTCATATAAACGGCCAATTTCTTTTGTTACATCGCTAACAAATCTAGCCAATGAATTTGAATCAGATAATCCACGTTCAGCAGTCAAGCATATTGGTTCCTGATACTCAAATATTGCCACTTTTGTTTCATAGGCAAATTTTATGTTACCTTTACGGATACAAATTTCAGGAATAACCTCCTTGTTGCCTAAATGCATTTTAAATAATTTTGCAGTTTCTTCATATCTTTTCCTCTTAAAATCCTTTGTAATTTTTTTTATAACAGTTTCACATTCATCAAACGAATGATTGTTAGAATCTTGTCCAAAGCTATTCATATTTCTTCATTCCTTTTCAGCTTGTCCATTAACTCTTCAATTAATAGACTTAACATTACATTTATCACTAAAACACACAACGTTTTAGCTACAGCCCATATAGTTACGCCTAAAATTCCAACTAGCCACAGCACAACTGAAAGTGCAAACGAAAAAGCAGTAAGGAAAATGAATGCAAATAGCATACTATCAACTGTCATTAAAATTTTTTTCATTTTAATCACCCTTTAAAGAAAATAAGCCATATTGTCTTTCCTCTTCGTTGTCCAATTACAGGCTCACAAGGAAGTAAAGTTTTAATCATAGAAAACGAGATTTGTTCCTCATTCCATTTAAAGACCATTGTCCCGTTCTTCTTTAAAACCCTCCAACATTCAGAGATGCCTTTTTTAATGTCGTCTTTCCAAGTTGTATCTAGCCTTCCATATTTTAATTTTAGAAAGGATTTATCTCCTGCCCTTGTTAGATGAGGCGGATCAAATACTACTAGATAAAAGCTTTCGTCTTCAAAAGGCATATTCCGAAAGTCTGCGATTATGTCAGGTTTAACAATTAACTTTCTACCATCACAAAGTGTTGTATCTTCAGTTCGATTATCCATGTAAATTGTTTCTGTATTTTCTTTGTTAAACCAAAACATTCTGCTACCACAACATGCATCTAGTATTTTCATTGGTTATCTTTAATACATACATTTTTAGTTTTGTAATACACATCAACATATGTTTCATTACGATCACCATTGTGTGTAACTTCTACATATTCATCAATACTAGGACCACTTACTAATGCTTTCCAGTTTTGCAAGGTTTTACAAAACCATACAACGTACATGAATTCTAATTCTTCAAATCCATGTCCAGTTTCTGCTAACACTTTACGAGCTGCTTCAATTGCTTTTGTTTGTAATTCGTACATATTTTTAGTCTCCTTTTTATCAAATCCGATTTAACGTTTTCCACTCACTCAATGTAAAAGTGGAAATACTATGTTTCTTAGCGAACTCAAATTCACCTTTACAGCCCCTGCTTGTTTCCCAATCAGGGCATAATACTAATACGTCACAATGTCCAAGTAGGCTTAAACAAATATCTAAACCTTTCTGATATTCAGGACCGGTTAGATATACATACCCAAAATTATGAATTGGAGAAATATAGTCATGACTAGCATCATTTAAAACCAAATCTCCCATGATCACATCAATCTTTTTACGATTGCTTTCCTTACCCCCAAATGGGTGAGCAACATAGACTAATTTTTTATTCATAGCATCAACGTTTCAATATGTACCCAAATCCCTGTTACTGGATTCCAATACTTTTCTGTGATTTCACTACAGACTTGAGCATCATCATGCCAGTAATTCAATTTGGTCATACAGTCTTTAAATAACTTAATGAGATTATCTGTATCTGGCCGAGTAGTTTTCCAATATGGCGTTTTACAATTAGCTTTACCGAAACACCACTTGGTAACCAATCGAATAGGTCCCTCTAACGGTTCACTAGGAATATGATCAGCTAAACCATCTAAGAATATTTGTTTGGCTTGTTTCAACTTATCAGATTCATAAAAGATAGGCTTACCATGTTGTGTATTCACCTGCTTAGTTTGATGTGTAACAGTAGGAACCTTTTTAAGAGGAATGAAAAATTCAATAACCAATAACCAATCCCCCTTTATTGAGAATTAATTGATAATAACCAATACAATTTTTCAAAGCCCTTTTGTAATGTAGGGTTCAACCTAAGGGGAAGAGGTAAGAAAAGGATGATTTTAGAAATCCTTTTCCTTACCCCCTTAGCTTGAATCCACCTTACATTGGGACACAAAATAATAACAACATACACTTATATATATAAGAGCGTTTGTTGTTATTATTGTTAACCTAAATGTAATTTTATAGATTAACAATCTTCTGGTTTAAATAACTCTCCTTTATCAACATTTAAGATTGGTGTTTCTCTTAAATATCGACGAATAGTCATTTCGCTAACTTCCATAATTTCGGCTACCCGTTTAATATCTGCTCTACCGTTAAAACCATTTTCAGCAGCGGCAATATTAAAGGCATCTACCAGTTGCTCTTTTTTCTTTTCCTTAGCAGCTTTTTTGCGTTTGTTTATAACATTAGCGCCTTTTTGTTGCGGACTATCAAATTGAGCCATTGCAAGAAACCCGTTTGTATCCACTTTGTGAATAGGGTATTCAAACCATAAATCCACGGGTTTAAACTTAGGATATTCTCGGAGTGTTCCTTCCATTCGCCATGCAGTACATTGACTAGTATCAATAGGAGCATCTTGGAGTTTATCCTCGTTCATGTTCTCGAGTTCAAGTTCGAGTAAGTCAAGTAATGCATCTGGATCACGAGCGAATACACCGGAACCAGATGCACGGTCCATAGACCGCTTGCCAGTTTGGCTGCCTTTTGAATGGTGATGACAATAAATGACGGCACATTTAAGTTCAGTACAAACCTTGTCAAACTGATTACAGAAATTCGCCATTTGATCAGCACTATTTTCGTCACCTGTAATAACTTTATAGATAGGGTCAATAATGATAGCCTTGTAATTACGCTTTTGAGCCCTACGAATTAACTTAGGAGCCAATTGGTCCATTGGTAAGGACTTACCACGTAAATTCCATATGGATATGTTTCCAATGTTTGTTGGTGACTGTTCAAGGGCCTCGTATACATCCTTAAATCGATGCAAGCAGGATGCCCTATCAAGTTCCAAATTGACGTATAGAACTTTGCCTTGCGTGCAGTCAAATCCAAACCACGGTCTACCTTCAGCAATGGAAATGCACAATTGAATTAACGCAAATGATTTACCCGCTTTAGATGGTCCAGCAATGAGCATCTTATGTCCTTCACGAAGAATCCCTTCAATTAATGGCGGTGCTAGGTCTGGCATGTTATCCCATAATGCGTCAAGTTCTTCTGGTTCCGGTAAGTCATCATTAACGGATGCGATCCATTCTTCCCATTCCTTATAGTTTTCTTTCCCAATGTTGGTTGCCATAAGGAATTGGGGTTTACCGTCACGCATAACACCCGGCATTCTAGATAGTCGACTAGGATTACGATTTTTTTTATCCGGCTTAAAGCCATTTTTTTGAGCGATAGAGTATATAAAGTCAACACGCTTTCTGTATTCCTCATAGGAGTAAGCATCAACTTTAACGATTGCATGAATTGATTTACCACCACTAAATACCATAGCTGCAATTGGTAATTCTAATTGTTCAAGAATGGCTTTTTGCTTTCCGAGTGACATATTGTCAGATTCCAAGAGCATATACCGAAATGCAGTTACATTATCATTTTTAACACCTTTACCATCAATTGGATTAAACCGAATCCATGCGCCCATTTCTTTGTTAAAGGTGCCAAACACATTTTCTAATTGCGTTGTTCCGTTAATACCATCTATGATTTGTTGTACCGTGCGGCTATAATTTCCCATTGTAGGAGACTGTTTTCCATCTGGTAAGGAGAATGTATTAACTACATACCCAACGTATTCCTCTGGCTCAAATAACGTAGTCAGATATGTAACAATATCTTGTTTACGTTGCTCTAAAGGATATGATTTAGGAATATGAACATCAGATTCTTCAATCCAGTTCTTATCAACAACTTGATATTGTTCTGGAGTTGTGGCCAATACCATGGAATCAAAACTTAATGCTTCATTATTTTCAATCTTACGTTTTGATGTCCATCCGTTTTCTTTTGCCATTTGAGTGATCGTTGCACCTGTAACAAGTTTTCCAGTATACCGGCCAAATGATTCCCATTTAGCAGCACATTCACCTTCATGGAATCGTTCTCCATCATCTGCAGACCATTCTTCCCATATAAACATAGGATAGCCCTCTTGATGGAGAGCAAGTCCTACGTTTAACCATTCCTCATAGGAGCATTGGGCAGGGTCTATATATTCGAGTAATTCTCGTAAATCAATTTTGCTTTCCATGTTTACTCCTTACCATTGAGGAACGAATTCTTCTACAGGTGGTTTATATGTAGCAGGCACCACACCTTTAGGAATGCGCCAACCACTAGCACTAATACGACTAATCATCTTAGAGGCTTGGTTATTGCTCCATGTTCCTACATTCTTAAACCCTTTGTTTTCAAGGAATCTAATTTGTTTAGGCGTAGACAAGCCTTCTTCACGACGTTTTTGTAATCTATCAATGAGCATAGATGCTTTGCCAGCATCTTCAATGTTGGCACCATTAATCCCAAATTGCTCAAGTGTTTTCTTTTGACTATCCGTAATCGCACTCATTTGCCAACCAAAGGCTGGTGTGTAATGAGTAAGGTCTTCAGCTTGTATTGAAAACTCGAATTGCAATGGATCAACAAGTTGTGCTTTTTTCTTACGCATAGCAGCAAGTTCTTTTGCGAGTGCTTCTTCACGTTGAGCTAATACATCAGATTCTGCATCCCTTTCACATTCTTCAAGGTCCATTCCTTTTTCTTCAAGAATTTCCGTCATGCGTTTGGCCACATCATCTGACTTAGCAATTAAATGAGCCGGTCTACATAATTCGTGACGTTCTACATGCCATAGAAAATCTAAAATTAATAGATGATCTTTACCCGGTGAAAGACGTGTACCACGTCCGATCATCTGACAATACAAAGCACGAGAACGAGTAGGACGTAATACAATAACACAATCAACGCTTGGACAATCCCATCCTTCCGTGAGCAACATTGAATTACAAAGTACATTATATTTACCTTCAGCAAATGCTTGTGTAATTTCTGTACGGTCTTGGCTTTTGCCGTTTACTTCTGCTGCTTTAAATCCTCGCTCATTAAGAATTTCACAGAATCGTTGACTGGTAGCAATTAATGGTAAGAATACGACGATTTTTCTATCTTTGTATTCCATTAATTTATTGGCAATTTCTTCTAAGTAAGGTTCTAATACTCTACCAATATCTCCCACGGCAAAATCACCAGTTGAAATCTTAACCGATGAGATATCTAGTGTTAGTGGTAATGTTTGTACTTTAATCTTAGACAAGAACCCCTCTTGAATAGCTTTAGGTAGTGTATATTCAAATGCTAAGCTTTCAAATACACGTCCTAAATTTTTCATATCTGAGCGATCTGGTGTAGCCGTTACACCTAAGACTTTGGCTTGGTCAAAGTAATTTAATATAGCTTGATAACTACTAGATACAGCATGATGTGCTTCGTCAATGATAATGACATCAAAGTACGTTTTACTGAACATTGACAATCGTTTGTCTTTGCATAATGTTTGAACAGAACCAACTATGATGCGGTCCCATTGTCCAAGACATGTATGTTCAGCCTTTTCCATTGCCGTTGTAAGTCCTGACGCACTCATAATTTTGTCAGAGGCTTGTTGCAATAGTTCTTCACGATGCGCAAGGATAAGAACACGCTTACCCCTGCGAACCGCTTCCTCCGCAACTTTGGCAAAACAGATTGTTTTGCCTGTGCCAGTCGGAAGAACCAACAATGTTTTATTAACCGTTTCCCATTCATGCCATATCGAGTCTACAGCTTGTTGTTGATACGGTCTAAGTTCCATTAGAATGCACCGTATCCATTTGCTTGAGCATTAGGGTTTGCAAAGCATTTTTTAATTTCGTTACGAACGCCATTATTGCCATCATTTTTTACATAGCCTTGTTGTGTTAATTCACACATAGCGGATTTACCCATTAATTGGTCAGGGTCAGGATTGTAGTTTTCACCTTTCTTAGCAAGACCTACGGCCATAAATAATTCTGTAACTTTCCAAATGGTTGACTTTGTATAGAATAAGTTGTGAATCAATTTTGTTTTACCTTGATCACCACCATCTACTTCTAGGGTAATTTGAGCTTGTGGACAAGATGGTAGCTTGCTACCTTCTTTAGGTTCATAAAATTTCTTTGCTACATCTGTGATTACAAATGGATAAGAACCAGCTTCAAGTAATGTGTATTCACGTTCTTCCGCTAAAATAGGTTGGTCAAATGAATATACTTCTTCTGCTTTACCGAATGTTTCAAAATTGCTTTGTGCTGTCATAATAATTAATTTCCTTTCTTAATTGCTTCAACAATATTTGGCCAGAATGGGATAATCCATCCGTTAACAAATTCTGGATCATAATTTTCAAATGGTGTACCAGCTGGATATTTACCACGAGCGATTACTACTGATTGAACTTGTTCTAATGTGATACCATCTTTAACCATTAAGTCTTTTAATGGTTTAGGAATAGCCGTTTCAACTAATGGTGTTTTGGTTTGTGGTGTTGGTGGTGCCATTTGTTGTCTTTCAGTAACTTCACCGACTTGGGCTTTGGCTGCTTCCGTTACTTCCGGAGCATATTCTTTAGCAGATGCAGCAGCATTTAATTCTGTAGCCGCTGCTGTAGGTAATATGTCATCTGGAATAACATGAGCGATTTGACTATATTCAAATGGCATCATATCTGGTAATCCATGACGATTTTTAGCATCCCATGCAGGGTTATGTGTTGCATACATTAACCTCTTCCCATTGGTTGCTTTCTTTTTATTTGTTTGAGTAGTGATGATTTCGTTTTTATAATTGGCAAAGAGTACCATATCCGCCCATTCTTTAATAAGTGGAGATGTTTGACTTCCTGTTTTTTTGCCAAGTTTCAATTCAAAACGATCATATGCGCCTAATTCATCTGGCTGTTCAAACTTACGAATTTGAGCGTGAGCAGTAAGCACTACATTCATACCTGCGTTGATAACTTCATCAAGCAGATTTAAGAAACGGCCCATTTCTTCACGAACGAATACATATCCGTTACCATACCCAAAGTCTTCAATTCCAGATTTATCATGTTTTGCGCAGATATACTCAACGCATAGCTGTTCTGCCCAGTCAATCGTATCAATGACTAAAGTCCGATAGAACCCCGGCATTGTTGCAAATTCCTTAACAAAGGAAATTAGCATTTGCCATGACGTAGGCTTATCTGTACGAGCCACATCTAAATGGTCTGTGCTGCTCTCCGTATCAATAAATACAGGTGATGGAAAGTGACTGGCAAAGGTTGTTTTACCAATCCCCTCGACACCATACACAACCACCTTTTGTGCTCGTTTTCGTTTACCTGTTATAATATTCATTAAAATTCACCCCACTGATCAGGGTTAGTTTCATTAACTGGTGCCGCCACATTACTGTACTCTTCACCTTTAATGTGTCCATCTTCAATGATGATGGAGCATTCATCTTGGTTATTAGTAACACGAGTGGCAATGACTTGTAGGCCTTCCGATTCAAGCCAAGCCCCAAATTCTTTCATAGTGTCTACATCCATTTGTTCGAGTTTATCCATAAGTACAAATCCACACTTAGGATTTAAAGCTCTAACAATGGCCGTAGCCACTTTTAATTGCTCTGCACCGCTCATGCAGTCCCATTGTCGTTCGTTATAAATTAGAACGTCATCCTGAATTGAAAGGTTAGGCAGAGGCATATCAACAGATGCCAGTAATTTATTTTTGTTTTCCCGAATTGATTCTATTTCAGCTGTCAGGCCGTCATATTCTTCTTTAAAGTCTGCTGCTTCCTGTAACGCTCTTGCACGTTCCTGATTAGCACGGACTTTTTGATTAATGGCATCTACATTTTGAATTTGTTCTTCAAGTTCCGCTGTAGATTCATCTTCAAGGTCTTTAGCAGCAGTAGTAGCAATATCATAATCTTCTGCCAGTTGCGCCTGCTTGGTTTGCAACTCTTCCAGTTTTTTCTGTGTTTCATCAACAAGATTATTAACTGCTGTCATCTCCGCCTGAATGGCAGACACATGATCGCGTTTCTTTTTGTTCTCCGCGTTCTTTAACAGGATTTCTTGTTGTGCTTTGATTAAATCCGACGCACTGATTGGTTCTAACGGCACATCGTCATAACCGACTAATTCTTTTGCGTACTTATCTTTCTGAGTGGCAATTTGACCGATAGAATGACGTTTTGCGTACACCTCTTGTTGTTTACCTTCGAGTTTATTTAATTCGTCTTCTACGCCCAATAATTTCAAAAGTTCATTTGCTTTTTCCTTGTCACTCATTTCCATGAACTTAGGAAGGTCTAATGCTAGTTGCCCAATAAACCCATCTAAAATACGTTGACCAGATTTTTTACCTTCTGGATCTACGACTTTTAGTGTGCTGCTATTACCACTACGTGTAACTACTAGCCCATTAGATAACTTTACTTCTAATTTAGGTGGGTTGTAGCTTCCATCACGTACCGCACTGGATGGTTCAAATTTTGCACCACCTAGTGTCCAAGCAATAGCATCAAGGATAGATGTTTTCCCTTGTCCATTCTTTCCACCAATAATGGTTAATCCATTAAGGGATGGTTCATATGAAACGGCTTTAACGCGTTTCACGTTTTCCAGTTCGAATGAGTTTATTTTTATAGATTCCTTCATGTATTTGCTCCTTATTCTTGAGTACCAGACAATAATAAGTAATTGGTTAATTCAGATTTAATGGAATCGGTTTCAGATTTGATGGCATCTTTAATGTAACGATTCATAATTGGACAAGACAACTTGAATAATAATTTATCCCCTTCATCTTTAGGTTTAATGATGTCTAATTGCACTTCAACTTTTTGAGTGAATTGGCTTTCATTAAGAATAACCATGTTAACGAAGATAAACCGAGGCATTTTTAAAGTACCTTCCGCTTCTTTTACCTTGATACTCATAACATAGTTATCATCATCAGTTCGAGTGAAATCACCTTCTGTTTGCGTTACATATTTGAAGTTTCTAACAGCAATTAAAAGCTTTTCGTAATCCTCAATTTCAGGTTCATGAATTCGGAGCAAATCAAGCATTTCTTTTTGCGTTAAATTTAGATTAAAGATGGAGTTCCATTCTTTAAACTGTTCGCTTTTTTGAAATGCGTATACAATTTTGTCTTGCGTACGATCTGTTACGGTACAGTCTGTTACGGCCACAACTTTTCTATCTGAATATGTAACAACGGATTTCTTAGGGTCGCCTTTAGCTTTTACGCCTTTAACGAATGATTCAGCACTACTAATTTCATATCTGAATCCGTGATATTGAAATACGTCATTGGCTTCACCATGACGAATAATAACTTCACCATTTTCTGTTTGTACATTTAAGTTAAATTTTTCTTCCATTGTGTTAACCTCTCTTTTCTGTTGTTGAATTAAATGTTAGAACTTCCAATTCCGGCTTTTCGTTGACATCGACTTTTACGGTGAAGTCATCCGCATAGGAACCAATAGCACGACGTGAGATAGCTGGTAATGTTGATTTAATATTGTAACCAAGTTCTACGATGGTATCGGTATCTGGAACTCGTAACATTTCAATATTGATGGTGATTTTAGCTTTCTGACCTTTTGAGATTTTTCGTAATGCATCTTTGTACATTTCCTCAAATTCAGCTTCTAACTTTCCATCACAAATATTAGTTAGATTTAAGATTTGTTGTTTTTCATTCATTTGTTTTCTCCTTTTCAAATATATTAAGTAACTCATTTAAGAGAGCCATTCCTTTTCGTTTTTCACACATATCTTTTTCGGCTTCTAAAAATGCTACAAATTGCGTAATATTAAGATTTTTATGTCCAAAGTTATGAGCAGCTGCAGCCAAAAGCGTGGTAACTTCTAGTGCTCCATTATTAAATTCATCTTTATCTAAGATAAATTCCATATCATGACCACCATTATCTTTCGGTGTTAATATGATTTCGATTTTTTTTTGCATGTTTCTTCCTCATGTTATAATTAATTTAGGTTATTTTACCTAGCTCGCTAGCTGTCCAAGGCTAATAGCGGGCTTTTTCTTTTTCATATACATCGGCACACACCCAAACAAGTCCGCCTGTAATGATTTGTAATAAGAATTGAGTAAACCCAATTCTCTCTATTTCTAGGCTCCCCATGGATCCAATAATCCATATAAAAGCCGCCCATTTTAAAGCAGTAATCATAACTTCAACTCCCCTCCTACCATAACCAGTAAATCACTGGTTATTTTTCTTATGCTCATTTTTAACTTTTCATTTTCTCGTAAAAGTTCATCACGCTCCTTTTCTAACTTCCTGTATTGCAGTGGACTGTATTCGTCCACAATCCCTACTAGCGCCTCGACTTCTTTTTTGTTAAAACGGACGCCCGGAAGTCCTTTTACTTCACGTAGGATGCCACGTTCCCTAAGATTGTTGACGCTGCTTTCACTGCATTGAAGCAGTTCTGCAACATCCTTTATTGTGTAAACAAGTGGACACATTGCTATTCTTCATCTACATAAATAACACGTGCACCTTTAACTGGAGTACTGCTATTATCTATTTCATTAAGAACTGTACAAGAATTATAGATAGCTAAATCAAAACTACTGCCAGTTAACATATTCTGTTTTTTTATAGCTTCTGTAATTGCTTTAACATGTGGTAAAAGAGCATCTTCAAAGTCGAATGGAGCTTCTTCAACTGGAGATATCACTTCTTTTAAATCCGGATATTTTTCATCCAGCACTTCATACTGTCTGATTAACTCCGGAAGTATCTGAGGTGTAGCTCCTGTTTCCATAATGTACAGTATGTGCTTTTTTAATTGTTTTTTTATTTCTTGCATAGTGCCTCCATTTTTGCCATTCTATCTGCTTCACGACATTCTCTGATTTTGCCGTGGATAGATTTCTTATAAAGTTTGTTTGCATGTCGTTTAGCAAAGTATTCTCTAATAATTTTTCGCCAGTACTCGGCATACTTAGCGTTTCGACCTGCCCAACCGAATGCAGTTGATGTGTTTCCATAGACCTTGTTGGCTACTAATAGGTCTTTTTGATTTTGTACTAACATGCTTCATCTCCTTTGCATTACTTTTTAAATATTATTGATGTGATTTTAAATCACTATACTTTTTAAAAAAAATAGACTTAACCTCAAGGTTTGATAAATGTAAGATTTCTGTTAATTTTGCAATTTCAGATGCCGTAAATTCGGTTACTCCATTGATTTTATTGTATAGTGTGTATCTTGTAATATTAAGCTGATTTGCTATCCACGAGATACGAAATCCTTTTTCAATAATCACGTCTTTTAAACTCTTCATCTATTCACCCCCTTTTATAACGTGATTTATAATCACACTTATAATATACCCTAAGGGTGATTATGTGTCAACAATAAATTACAAAAATGTTGATTTTTTTTCACATATATAATATATTTACCTTGTAAGGGGCATTAAAAAGAAAGGTAAAACCTATGAAACTATATGCCAATATCAAAGCTTTACGAGAAAAACTAGAACTATCACAAGAAGAATTAGCTCGTCAAGTAGGCTATAAAGATAGAACAAGCATTGCTAAAATTGAAGCTGGGAAAATTGATATACCACAATCTAAAATTTATGCATTTGCAAAAGCCTTGCATGTTTCTCCAGAAGAGTTAATGGGCTTAAATAATGATTCATATTATATAGATCCTGAAGTAGCGGAATACGCCAATAAATTAAAGGATAATCCAGACATGCGATTGTTGTTTGATGCAGCTGAAGATATGTCAAAAGATGATATTGATTTTGTTGTTAATTTAATTGAGGGATTGAAGAAACGCGAGGGGAAGTAATCATGTTAAGTAATTATCAAAAAGATGAAATAACTCAATATTGTATAAATTATGCGCAAATTCCATGTTGTTTTTCTATTTTTATCGCCGGATTTATTGCTGTATTGATTTATTCATTTACAAAAGATTTTTACATTGTATTTATAGCAATGTTTATTCAATCCACCATTACCGCAATTGGGCTATGGTATTTAATAAAGAAAGAAATTCATAAATTATTTTTTCACATTACCGGTTACGATAAAATACATTGGGAAAATGACATAGATTAAACATTGAATAAAAAGGGAGTGCGTTGTTATGTCTATTAATTTAATTTATACGCAATTAAAGAAAACCCAAACAGCAGTAGTACGTCTTAATGAAGATGGCAGTCATTCTATACTGGTTAATTTAAATAAGCCTTTTGATGCTCAACGAATTAGTGTGCTACACGAATTAGGACATATTAAATATGATGACTTTCATTCTAAGGAACATATCAATTTAATAGAACGGATCGCTCATGATAGAGAATTAGATGAAGATATAGATGAGGAATTCTTTTATCACGTGGTTAATAGCAAGGACGTGTAACTATGCAATGCAATATGACGGTTCGCAAAAAAGATGGCAATTACCAAATAATTGTCAGCTATAAAGATGGTATAAAATGGAGGCAAAAATCCAAACAGGGTTTTGCTACTCAAAGAGAAGCAAAGCTTTATGGACAAAAAATTATTGATGAATTAAAAAAGACTGTCACCAATCCACTTGATGACAGTCTAAAAGATATAACGCTTATTCAGTTTTATCAGATTTATATTCGGGAAAAGATTAATATATCCGCCAATTCAGTACTGATCTACAATAATATCATGGAGAAATATTGTGAGCCCTTACATGACAGAAGAATGCGTGATATTACCCATTCCGATATTTTTACATTGATTTCTAATTTGTCAAAATCAGCGGCAAGTAAAAATTTGTGTATTGTATTACTACGTGCCGTTTTTAATTATGCGATCAATCCATATCGGTTAATTCGCAATAATCCATGTGCCGCCATTAAGAGATATCGTAAACAAAGTACACGATCAATCACAACAATTCCAATAGAAGATATGGACATGCTTTTACATAATATTGAACATAGTCACCCAACGTATTATTTGTTATGCAATATAGCAAGATATACAGGCGCGAGGTATGGTGAGATTATAGCATTACAATGGTCTGATATAGACTTTGACAATAATACTATATCGATTTCTAAGCAATGGGCGCAATGTGAACGTAATAAATATGACTTTAAATTACCAAAAAGTAAAAATAGTATTCGTATAATTCCTATTCCGCCTATACTTTCTAATTTATTAAAACAGCATCAATGTAACGGATCGGATAGATTATTTCCATTTCGCACTAGTCGAAGCAGTCAATTAAATGAACTGATTCAACGGTTCCTTCCCGGAAAATCAATCCATATGTTTAGACATACATACGCTACTACATTATTAGGCAATAATGTAGACATACAGACTGTTGCCAGTTTACTTGGAGATAATATAAATACAGTTATTAAAACATATATCCATTTTTCAGATGAAATGAGAAAAAATGCTGCGGATAACGTGGCAAATATTTTTGGTTAATTATTTTTGACGATTATATGACGAAAATCTATAGAGCCCTATTTATCAATGTATTCTATAGCTTTATTTTATAATATATGTATTATACCATTAAAAGAGACTAAATATAATAGAAATAATGGCACCCACTAAAATAACAACAGATGCGACAGTGAGAATGATACTGCCAAAGAATACAACAGCAGCCAAAATAATCCCTAAAACAATGAACAATATAATTCGACTAAGCCAGCTTGTACTATTAAAGCTATACACCTTAACTTTCGGTTCATATTGATTGTTTTCATCGTAATATTGTTGCTCGTCATTGATATTAGTTGGCGTTGAATCTACATGGACGGAATCGCCTACCTCTTCAATAGTTACACCATCAAATTCTCGTCTCTCATCGTCGGATAATACGCGTGTATTAGGTTCACCAGAATAAGTACTGCGACTATAAGTATCATCTGATTTACCATTTCTATATGTATTTTGATTATTGTTTATATTGTGTTGATCATTCATATGTATTTCCTTTATATGAACAAATACTAATTGATTTTATACAATTTATTATACCATATTTTACCATCATAATGGCAAATAGAAATCCCTTCAGATATAAAGCCATATATCTGAAGGGATTGTATTTTTATATATTGATTAATGTTAATATATGCTTACACGTAGA